TGTGGTGTTTTTGTGGGAGGTTGGCGAAACATTTTCAAAAGCCTCCGATTACAAGTATTCGTATGTTATGAAAAGAACAGCAGATACATTAAGTGCTAAATATAGTGACATAGTATCCGAATTTACAAAAATATATCAATCAACAATTTATGAGAAAAGCTTTGAAAATCTAATTGACATTGACGAAGATGGTTTTCATGAAGTGTTGAAAATTTTGTCAAAAAAATATAATTTTAAATATAAGAGGGAAAAGAATGATAAATAAAAACCATGAGGATTATTTAAAATATAAAGAAGCATTTGATATTCTTGTTGCTAAAGAAAAAAACGAAATTCAAAATGTTAAACCATCAAATGTTAAACGATTTGATGGGGAATATTCAAAAATACATAAAAAATATGCATTAAAAATCAAAGCGTTACAAGAAAAATATAATTATTTATTCGATTAAGCACTTTACATTTTTGTAAGGTGCTATTTTTATGCCCAAAATCAGTAATCGGAAGCTGACACTTAATTGTGTCGGCTTCTTTTTATATTGACCTGTCGGAAGTCGAGAAAAGCCGAAAATTCAAAATTCTGATGGTGAAAGAAACACCGAGAACAAACTGAAAGGAAGATTGATTATGAAAAGACAGTTTTTGGAAGAAATGGGACTTACCAAAGAGCAAGTTGATAAGATACTTGACGAAAACAGTCAAGATATCGGCAAGGCAAAAGGTGAAGTCACCAAAATTCAAGCAGACCTCGACACAGCAAAAAAGGAAGTTGAAAATCTAACTTCACAGCTTGGTGACCGAGATAATCAGCTTAAAGACCTTAAAAATTCAACAGATGATGTTGAGGGGCTTAAAACAAAGATTGCACAGCTTGAAGATGAAAACAAGAATGCGGCAGAGGCTCATAAAACCGAGATTAAGCAGTTGAAAATCAACTCGGCGGTAGAGGCAGCTCTTGTTTCGGCTAAAGCAAAGAACGCTAAGGCTGTTATGCCGTTTCTTAATCTTGATGATGCAGAGTTATCGGATGACGGCACGGTCAAAGGTCTTAAAGAACAAATCTCAAAGCTTATTAAGAGCGATGATACAAAATTCTTGTTTGCAGATTCAAAAACACAAATCAAAGGTGCTCAAATCGGCGAATCAGGCGACGATGACGGTGAGCATAAGGTAGACACCTCCAAAATGACATATACGGAAATGTGTGCTTACCTTGAACAACATCCTGATGCAAAAATTTAATTGTGAAAGGAATTATTAAAAATGGCAAAATTTGATTCAAAATCATTTAACCCACAGGCATTTGGCAAGTATGTAGACCGTGTGCCAAACCCAAAGAAAAAGGAGCTTGCAAAGTCAGGCGCTATCGGCTCAAACGAACAGGCAAGAGAGGCTTTGTCAAGTCAGACAGGCTCGCTTTATTGCAGAGTACCATATTACGGTACTATTTCAGGCAAAACCTCACAGAATAACACAGGCGCAACTGATATTGTGTCAAGCAATACCACTACATTCGAGCAGGGCTTCATTGTTGCTTCAAGAATGGACGGTTGGACAGAAAGAAGCTTCAGCAAGAATATTACAGCCGGTGTTGACTTTATGAACAATGTCGCTGAACAGATTGCTGATTATAAGCTTGATGTTAAGCAGGATATCATTCTTGCAATCTTGAAAGGCATTTACAGTATGAGTACATCAGGCTCAACAGTTGCAGCAAAGGCTGCTAAAACCTTTATCGACAAACATACATATGATATTACTGCTAATGAGGGTGAGGATGCCTATGTAGGTGCTAAAACTCTTAATTCGGCTATGCAGAAAGCTTGTGGCGACAATAAGGATATTTTCAAGCTTGTAATTATGGACAGTACCATTGCTACAAATCTTGAAAACTTGCAACTTCTTAAATATTTTACTTATACAGATAAGGACGGCCTTACAAGAGAACTTGCCCTCGGCAGTTGGAACGGCAGAGCAGTGCTCGTTGATGACGGTATGCCTACCGAGGATATTCCTGCTGTTAAGGCTGATGAAAGCAAAGGTATTAAGGCTGTTGAAGCTTATACTAAGCATACCTCTTATGTTCTTGGTTTAGGCTCAATTATTTGTGATGATATCGGCGATTCAGTTCCTTATGAAATGAGCCGTGACCCTAAAACAAACGGCGGTCAGGATACACTCTATACCCGTGACCGTTATATTTGTGGTGTTGACGGTATTTCATTTGAAAAGCCTGCATCTCTTACAGCTTCGGCATCTAACGATGACCTTTCTAACGGTGCAAATTGGTGCATTATTAACGACGGCACTGAGGCTATTGCTGATAAGGCAATCGCTATTACAAGAATTATCTCAAAGGGATAAGAGGGGGTTGTTAAATGACAACCGAGGTATCCGATACAATTCGTTCATTTATTAAGGCTATATCAGCCGTTCTTAACGATTCAGCCTTTGACGATGAGCTTATATTGCTTATCTTAAAAAGGCTTGAAACGTTGGGATACAAGCTTACTGTAAACGATAATAATGTGTGGCTTATTGCTTTTTCAATTAATGAGGTAGTAAGCCACATTAAAAATTTCTGTAATATCTCAGCAATACCTAAAGAACTCAATCATATTGTCATTGAAAGAGTGGTAGGTAAGGTTTTGTATAACCAAAAGTCAACAGGACAGTCGGACGATTTACCTATTGATTTGGAAACAGCGGTAAAATCCGTTCAAACAGGAGATACAAACGTTACCTTTGCCATAGGTGAGGGTTCTATGACTGATGAACAGCGCTTTGATGCGATTGTTTCGTCTTTACTTAATACAGGTGAGGGTGAATTGATATGCTTTCGCAAAATCAAATGGTAAGAAAAGCTATTGAAAGTACATATATTGGCAAATGCACAGTGATTGAGCATAAAAAGACTGTTAATGCTAATCATACAACTTCATTTAATGATGAAATTGTATATAAAGATGTGCCTTGCCGATTGTCTTTTAAAACGGCAAATCCTACGGCTCAAAGTGATTCGGTTAATTCTGTTGCGCAGATAATTAAGCTGTTTTTGCCGCCTGATTATTCTATTTCTCCCGGCTCAAAGATTGCTGTTACTCAAAACGGTGTTACTACTGAATACAAAAATGCAGGACAACCGTTTATTTACGATTCGCACCAAGAAATTGAACTTGAATTATTTAAGGAGTGGGCATAATGAGTTGTGATACAAAGGCTTTTGAAGAACTTATTAATACTCTTGAAAATGAGCAAAGCCGTATTGATGATTTTTGTAAGGATTGTTCAATAAGGATTGTATCGGAAATATTTAAAAAAGCGGCAAAACGAAGCCCTGTTGATACAGGTACTTTGAGAAGAGGCTTTACTATAACCGATAACCTTGAAATGTCAAAAATCGGCGATACATTTAAGACAAGTGTTACTAATAATACTTCGTATGCCGATTATGTTGAGTTCGGACACAGAATAAAGAACAGCGACAAGTTTGTTGACGGCTTTAAAATGTTGAGTACAGCAGAGGACGAGGTAAGAAATGTTATACCGACCTACCTTGAAAGAAGAATGAAAAAAGAGTTTGGAGATTTGTTTACTAATGGCTGATTTATTAATTAATGGCGTATGCAATGCTTTATATAACGAGTTCGGCGATGATTACGAATACTATATTGATGAAATTAAGCAGGGTTCAAATAAATCCTGCTTTTTCATTAGTTATGTTCGCAACGCTCAAAACAGATTTATAAATAATCGTTTGCGCTCTGAAAATCGTATATCAATTCAGTTTATACCGATTGATGATGTGAGCGCCGAAAAGCGTAGCGAGATATCCAACAGGCTTTATACCTGTTTGGATTGTATTGATGACGGAGAGGATAAGTTTTTCGGTAAGGATATGCAATGCGAGCCACTTAGCGACAATATGCTCAATTTTCAGGTAAGCTATAACTTCTTTAAAAAGGTAGTCAATGATAATGTAAACAAAATGAATGAGTTGAAATTAAATCAAAGGTGATTAAATGAAAAAAACAGAAACAAAATACACAAAAGAGCAGTTGATTAACTCGGATGCTTTTTCAAGTAATCGAGATTTGTTGACTGCTCTTCTTATTGACGGTGAAATATATACCGTTAAAGAAACTCACGAATTAATCAAAAAGTATTTGAAAGGAAAGGTGAAATAATATGGCTTTTGGCGGCGGGGGTTTTTCAGCACAAAACAAGACCATGCCCG